GAATCAATACCAGATGTAAAACTTAAAGAAGCACTAGCAGATGCTGTTTGTGTACTGAGTAAAGTCATTTTACCAGCAACACCAGAAGGCAACGCTGTAATACCACTTAAACTGGCATTGTTGATACCTGCTGCCTTTAACTTTCCTGTTGTGTCAAAGTTATTGGCAAGTGATGTAATTCGTGTTCCCATTATGCTATTCCGTATAGTGCTATTGTGCCAGCGTCTATGTTACCTGAACTATATTTAAATCTAATAGCATTAATTGCTGAAGTTGTATTAAAATAACCTGCCGCAAATTGGTTAAAGGCATAATCACTATAATAAGATGAATGTAAATTTGACATAAAATGTTTTACATAAGTTGTAGAAGATGGATTGAATAACCATAATTCTCCTGATAAACTTTGATCCGCATCAGCGCCCACTCTACCTGCTAAAGTTTGAAATGAAGAGGATTGTGCTAAATCTCTACCAGCTTCATAACCAAGACCAGGACTTGAATCAGCTTCATCGTGGTAAGCGGCAAAGTGTGTTGAAGTGATATTATTAGCATAGTCTCCATCAGTAGATGAAGCACCTTGTGTGCTACCTTGAAATTGAAAACTTACATCATCAGTGGCTGGATGAATGTTTATAAACTTAAAAACATATGTCTTATATGTTGAATCAATGCCAGATGTAAATGATCTTGTTGTATTACCACTAGCAGTAGTAGAAAGAATCAGTTTCATCTTGCCGTCAACGGCAGTTGGTAAACTTGTAACGGAGTTTAGTGAGGCATTATTGAAGGCACTAGATGAGAATACTCCACTGGCGCCAACGTTATTGGCTGCTGTTCTAATAATACTTCCCATAAGACCTCCATGTCATTAGGTTAATCTTAAATATCTGTAAGAAATCTCAGCAGACGATGCCGGTGCTGAAACGAATGTTAATGTAGTTCCTGAGATTGAATAGTCATCACTTGGAACTAGTGTCACACCGTTGACAGTTACGATTACATCTTCGACTGTTCTTCCAGAATCAATTGTAAATGCAGTTGTTGAACCATCACCTGTGTCTGTTCCATTTGTATAAGTTGCAGTACCAGCCAATGGTAAATAACGATAAGCAATTTCAGCACCAGATGCCGGTGCTGTTGTGAATGTTAATGTTGTACCAGAAATTGTGTAGTCAGTTGTTGGAACTAAATTAAATCCATTGACGTACACTAAAACATCAGCAACACTTCGACCTGAATCAATGGTGAACGCAGTTGTTGAACCATCGCCTGTCGCTGTTCCTGAAGTGTAAGTTAATGTTGGGACAATGTTAGCATAAGTAACTTTTCGATTAGCAGCTGCAGTTGCATCATAAATGATGAACTCATCAGCACTTGCTGGTGTTTCTGCTAATTCTGTTGTTGCATTGATATCTAAATCACTAGCAACATTAGATGCTTGAATCTTTTTGATTGTGCTTGTAGATGTATCATAAACTAAAAATAAATCATCATCAGCTCGTTGTTCTGCTAGTTCTGTTGCACCAGAGATAACGTTATTTGAATCGTTGGATAGTTTATCATAGGTAATAGTACCATCAGCAGGACCTGCCATGGTTGTTGCTTCAAACGGTGTGATTACATAAATCGAAGCAGAACTTCCAGGTGCGGATGTAAATGTAACTCTTTTTAAATCACCTGATCCATCATTACCAACTGTAAATGCATAGGAAGAACCTGGTTCTTGTCGAACATTGTCGATATAAACCATCAGTGAGTTTTCACCACCTGCAGGTATGATATTTGCTAAATCAAATGCGGTTGTTGAACCATCACCTGTAAATCTATCTATTTTCGCAGCGGCCGAAAACTTTGTTTCGGGTTGCTTTCCTATATAAGCCATTTATTATACGTCCTCTAAAACTGAAACTGTAGCGTCAACTGAACTTGATGCACTCGCACTTACACGAATAGCATCGTTTGTTGTTCCGTCACCCATTAAAACAAGTTTATTACCAGACATTACTTCAAGTGAAGAACCGGCAGGAATACTTGCATCTTTTACGATATACACATCATTGGAACCATCATAGTTATCTAAGAAAACACTTGCAGTCACACCAGAAGATGATTTGTTTGCAAGAGTAATACCGATAACGATAGATTCAACTGCTGTACTTGATGAGGAAGGAACTGTATAAACAGCAGATGCTGATGCACCTGCGCTTGTGTTCACATCGGCGACTGTAAATCTTTTAAAATCGTTTGCCATTTTTATCCCTTTGTACTATTTATACTATCCTAATGCAACTGCTTGTGCAATTGCAAAATTTGTTGTTGCAACTGATGTTCCGTTTATTTGAACATCACTTGTACCGTTAATAATTGCACCTTGAATGGTGCCTGATGCAGTAATATTGACTGCTCCTGTGATTGAACCACTTGTTAAACTTGCAGTTCCGTCTGTTATGGTGCCACCTTGTATTGTACCAGTGGCAGTAAAACTTGTAATACCAGAAATTGCACTTGCCAATGCAAAAGTAACTGTCTGAGATCCGTCTGATGTTGTTGTAATTTGATTTGCAGTACCAGATAGAGCAAATGTCTGTGCGTCTGATACAGAACCATTTGATCCTGAATCAGCAGAAAAGTCTAAATCAGTAGCAGTAACTGCCGAATTGACTTCATTAATCGCACCAACAACACTTGTTGCAGTCGTTGTTAACGATGCTGGATCCCCAATATCAGTAGAAGAAAGACTATTAAAAGTCGTTCTAAATTCTTCTAATGTATTCGTTGTTAATACTGTTCTTGCGGCCATTACTTAACTACCTTTAATAATAATTCTTTTATCTCGTACATCTCTGATTTTAAAGAATTGACATCTCTGATAATATCTCTGAGTTTGTCATTATCTTTTTGTTTTTCTCTTACTCGTTTCATATAAGCGATATAAGCCTTTCGATCAGAATTTATAACTGCTTGAGTTGTTGTGTCTTTTACAAAACTTCTATTCTGTTCTACTGTTCTTCTCATTATGTCGCCAATGCAATTGCTCGTAAATCTGTGATTCTTGGTGGGTAAGCAGGATTAGATCCTGTCATTACAATCTTAATTGCAAATGATGTAAACTCACCAAGACCATCAGCAGTAAACTTTTGTTCGTTGTAACTTGTATTATATTCTGGACTATAAGGTGTCTGTGAACGACTTTCAGAATATGTAATAGCATCGTCTGCTAAACCTGTTGTATTGAAATAGATATATGGAATTTCATCAAATGGTCGACTGTCATCAACGTGTCTAATCTTATACAATAACTTAATATCAGATGTTGGATAATTGTTTGCACTAATTCTAACATCTAATGCAGTTGCAGGATTATCTAATAGAATCTCTTTTGTAATATACTTTGCGTTTGCACTACCACCTGTACTCTCTGTTTCATCAACAAATCCTGTTGTGTTAGAATTTGTGGGTTCATCTAATCGATTTGAAACAGCAATTAAGTTTGTTCTTGCAGTATCAATCACTGGCGAAACATTTTGATTTGCAGATGACATTTCTATTTTATATGTCATTGTTTTGTTACCAGAGAAATGTGTTGTTTCATTAATACCAGATGCAACTTGTTGTTGTGTAGTGAAGTAGTAGTTATCGTTTGGTGTGATTTCTTTTTCTGTCTGAGCAGTATAAGAAGTTTCAGAACCATGTATAGATTGTTTTGATGTTGTTGTAATTTTGTGTGTCATCGTTGCATCTTCAGGATGCATGAAACCAATCTGTGGTTGTAAAACTTCAAAGGCAACATTCTTTGTTGCAGTAACAGATGTGCCACCAACACTTCCTGTTGATGTTGCAGTATCACCAGAGATTGTAATTGTATAACTATCTAAAGTAACATTACCAATATCATGTGTTCCGTTAATTGCACTACCTAAAATACCATTGTAATCAGTAGCATCTGTCAGACCTGCGATTGTTACCTTATCAGGTTTATCATCATTCATACCATGATCAGGATGATTGATTTTAATAATGGCAGGATTACCACCAAATGCGGTACCAGAACCTGCAGTTGCATTTGTTTCAATAGGGTTGTTTCCTAGTGTTTCAGCAGTTAATGTTGAATTATTAAATGTAACTGTACCTGTTGTATAAGTTGTAAAGTTTGCTTTCTTTAGTGAAAATTTAATATCTTGTAAAGGTGATTCTTGTTGACCACCTACGTTTTGTGATTTAAACAAACTACCAACAGCAGGTTGTTCAGAAACTCGTCTTGTTGTGCCAATAACTGTTTGACCTAATTCGGAAACATAAAGATTATAATCGGTACTATTTGCTGTGAGACCAATTGCATATGTTTGCCCACCTTTTAGAAATACAGGAGAATCAAATGTAAATGTTGTCGCAGTGTTGCCGTCAGTTGAAGTATTAACATCAGCGGCTGCCTTTGTTACTACACTAAATGGTAATATTTTAGAACCAGGTCTATCTCTATATGTTTCAAGTAATGCAACGTTAATAGGTTGTGTTGAATCTTTGGCACTAAAATATAAATCTAGTGATGTAACGAAACAACCTTCTGCCACATTGTTAACGAATGTTTGTGCAACTGCCATTATTTTTTTCCCTTTATAATATTTAACACTTTACCTGCAAGATACACCACAGGTTCACCTATTGTCATATATATTTTCCCTAGATAATCAGGTTTTGTTTTTAATAGAATGTGTTTGATATGATTTGTTCTTCTCTGTGCAATGTGAGAACCGATCTTTGTTAATACTTTACTTCGTTTCATTCCTTTTACAAACGGACCGAACACCCAATGATAACCTTCTTGGTGTGTCATTGTTAAGAATTTTTGCTGATAGATATACCACAGTTTCATTGCACGTTCCCAATTCTCATTACCAGTAGTTCTATACATTTGAGTACAGATGATACTCTTACCACTGTTTTTATTAGAAGCACCAGTGTTTGGTGAAGGATCATATTTTTGAAAAGGAGTTCCTGCATATGATTCTTGTTCTTCTCTGTTTCTTAATTCATGTAAATGTCTTACTCTACTATCATCTGGATCAGCATCCCTACTATCTGGTATACCATCACCATCTCTATCACGATTTCCTCTATCATTACCACCACGATTTGCATTTGATGATGAAGAACCACCATTATAGAATGTGAAAGAATCAGTCACTTCTCTTATTGAATTTTCTTCCATAAGTTTTGTTTCTAATACTTCAGGAACTCTTGTTGCATAAATTGTTTCTTGTTCTGTAACTAACAAACCTTGTGCTCTATATTTTGCTGATGCAAATGATTCATTATGTAAACCTGTTCTAAAGTTTGCAGTTGAATCAGTAATTTTAAATACTCTTTCACCACATCTCCATTTTGGATTTCCAGAAACACTTGGTTCTGGTATTGCAAATGTTCCTGTTAAAGAACCGTTAGCATCAGACGTTAATTGACCACCAAGTGAACCACCGTCTGGTGTGATGTATGCAGATACATCTACTTCTTCAAAATATGCATAGTGTTTAGATAATGGTTTTAAACCTGTAACTGTAAATGTGATTGTCTTAGAACGAATATAAGGAACGTATGATAGATCAACAACTTTCTCACCAAATGATTGTTGTACAACTTGTGATGAGAGTTCTCTTTTTAATCCAGTTCTTGTTGCAGTTCCTGTTCGACCTTCTTTAACTGTTCTTTGATTACCACTGTTTGTTTTTTCTACAAAAGTACCAGTCCAGTTATTTTGCCATTCGTTCCAAACTGTTCCTGTTTTGTGTGCAGGATTTGGAATATCTTTGATTGAGTTGTAAAGTAAATCATTATTCACAACCAAATCTGGTGAAGTTTTTGTATCTTTCCATTCATCAACTTCTGGCGTTAATTTCATATTACCATAATATGTAAATACATTGAAAGGATTAACATTCACAGTTGTAGTTGCACTTAAATTTGAAACTAGTTCTACCTCTGTGTAAGGTAGTGTAATTAAATCACCTGTTTTTTTATAGCCCGCTGATGTTCTTGCAGTATCAGTTGTTGCTGTTTCTGTTAAAGCAATTTGATCAGTTGTACATCTTGGTCTTACAACACCATTTTCTAAATCCATTGAACATTGATAATCAGCACTTGTTGTATCACCAACGTTGTGTCCTTTGAATGTGTCAACTAAGAAACCATTTTTAAATCGATTGAAACCATCAGCGTCTTGTATTTGTAAATTTAATGTTTCTTGTTCTAGTAAAGATAAACTTGTGTAATATTCTAAATTCTTAATACGACTTTCTAACTTACCAATATCTCTCATTGTGTATCTACGATTATCAACAGGTATAACTGTTACATCACTTGTGCTAAATGTGTAAGCAGGTAATCTTAAATAACATAAAACCATAGAGTTATCGATAGCATCAGGTCTTTGTGGATCAACAGCAGATGATCCTTTTGCCTGTTTAAATTGACCTTTTGTTGTTAAGTAAATTGAATCAATACGTGATAGATAAAATTCAAAGTCTGCTCTAAAGTTAGAACCAGGTTTTGGAATATCGACAGATACTGCACCTGTGTTTAAGAAGTTCTTTGCACCAGTGGCATCTTTATCATTATAACCAACAACGTCACTACCATCAGCAACTCTTGGTCTAAAGTCAATACAATCTCTTAACTCTAAAGTTTCTTCTCTTACTTCAGATTTGAATGAAGGAATATTAGCATAATCAATCGCATAACTATCAACACTGAAATAATCACCAGCACCATGTGAGAAGTAATCAAAGTTAATCAGTAATCGACCAGTTGGTGCTTGAGCACCAGACTTTAATTTGATTCGACCTAAGTCATAGAAGTTATCTCTTTGACCATTGTCTAAATCAAAACGATCAGTGATATCTGTATCTGATGTAGTAGCCGCAGTTGAAAAGTCTGCTGCCATGTAAACTGAATTTAATGCATAGATGTCTGCTTTACCTAGTGAGATAGAACTTGCAGTTGCAGTTGCCTCAGTAGTAATATTTAAAGTTGAACCAGCAACTAAAGTTTTAGATTTTTCACCAGCAACTTCTCTTGTAATTGTTGCAGTTAACTTAACTTGTGAACCACCATAGTTAGCACCTAAGTCAATTGTTAACTGATCATTACCAGATGATCTTGTAAAGATAGAATCACCTTCATGGTTGTTTCCTGATAGTGATGTAATATCACCAACACTACCTGATGAAGAACCAGCAGTGATATGCATTAGTGTATAATCACCAGATGCTAAAGAAGCAAAAGTTTCGTTTGCACCTGCGTTGAAGATACCAATACCATCACCTGTTAGTGTTGCGACAAATTGTCTTCTTACAGTAAATGTCGTATCTGTTAGACCGTCATTGGATGCTGTCTTTAATGTCTTAACAACACCCTCTGGCATTTTATAAACTAAAGTATTGTTTTGACTTTCTTGTAATTTTGTTCTACGTCTTTCAATTGGTGAAGATGTTGTGACATCAGCAGAACCAACAGCAGATGCCAATGTTAAACTTGTATCACTTACAATTGCAAGAACTGTTCCTGTTAATGATTCACCTGTGTTGTCTGTAAATGCAATTGTATCACCAACAATTAACTCAGTTGTAAACTTTGTATTTTTACCAATAACAGCAGCACTTGAATTTGCAACACTTAGTGTTCCTGTTAGTGTTGTTTGTGAATCATCGTAAGGATCAGTTGAATCACTTGTCAACACAGTATCAGCAGTAAATGCTGGTGTACCTGCCTGATAAATTTGTTTTGCATCTTTGAAATCATATTCAACAATTGATTTAAAATAATTTGTATCAGAATCAATTACAGCAGTATTGGTTGATGTTGCACCTGTGATTGTTTCTCCTGCAGAGAATGTACCTTTTAAATTTGAAATGACTACGATACCATTTTGTGCAGTACCACCTGATGTATAAGATGTAAATGCAGACGCATCGATGGCGATTGTAAATTCGGTTGAACTTGTAACAGTAATCTCGTAAGTATTTCCATTGACTTCAGTCATACCACCAACACTATCAAAAGTAACTCTTTGTCCTGTTGAAAGATTGTGTGAAGATGATGTGGTAACTGTTAATGTATCAGACGCCCCAACCATATTACTGATTGCAGCTGAAACTGTTGCACTTGATGCCTCAACAATACCTGTTGCACCTGATGTTCCACCTGTGACTGTTTCACCAGTTGTTAGTGAATGTGCTAGTGTTGTTCTTAAATGTGCAAAGGCAGTAATATTAAATAAACCTAATTTGTATTGTGATGAAGTATTTGATGATGATGCACCAACTGTACCAGATGTGTATTCAAAGAATCTTGGATGTGCAACACCAATTGTGTGAATGTCTGTACCTGCACCACTGTTTGCTGAACCTCTTGATGATGTTGCTTCTTTATATAAGACAACTTGTTTATATGCTTCAGTTTCACCTGTAACAGTATCAACATCAGGTGAACCATAAATGTTTGTAACATTAACAAAGTTACCTAATTGTAATCCAACAGTTGAGTTATTGACTGTTTCAAAATCTCTTGCCTTATCGACTGTCACATACTTTGTTGCAATAGTTTCCAACTCATAACCTTGAACATATGCTTTACCAGAACCAACACCTACAGCCAATCTTGCTTTTGATTGATCGGCAGTTAAATCAATTTCGTATAAAGGATTTGCAGCTGTTCCATTTATTGTTGTATCTGGTCGATAGATGCCTCTTTCATATTGTGATAGAGTTGAATCATAATGATGTTCTCTTACATCAATGTCAAAATTCTTTACGACATAGTTTCCTGATTCATCAAATGTTCTACGAGCAAGAGTATCTGCTAATAAATTATAATCTGTTTTAACAACTTTACTAAGAACGTTACCATTATTAACTCTTAACAATTCAACAAAATCATCATCATCTGTATCTGTTAACTCTTTTTTAGAAAGTGTTAATGTAATTTTAAATCGATGAGCACCTGGTGCGTTTTCGTTTGATGAACCTTGTGCATTATCATTTAATGATGCATCATCGGAAGGTGTAATAAAACTTTCAGTAATTGTAAAACCAATTTTATAACTTGGGTTAACAAAGTATGGTTCAAGTATTAAAGTTTGTGCTGAATTTTTTACAAAGAAACCATTAACATAATAGATACCTGCTTCAACACGAACAGCAGATCCTTGTCCTGTTGCTTTAGAATCGATTGGTAATGTGACATTATCAGTACCGACAGTTGCAGTTTCTCCACCATCACCTGTTAATGTTTCACCTGCAACGAATCTGTTTATAACACCTGTTGATGCAGTCTTAGTATATCGAATATAAATTGTTGCTGCCTGTGTATCAGAAGCCTCACTTGCATTAATAACTTCACCAACAACACCATTTGTATCACCAGTAAATACTGTACCAACTAAATCAGCAGCTGTCGATGTTGATATTGTAGAAAGTTTTGCAAAATGATATGTATTAATAAAAGTTAATTCACCTGGAATAATTTGAGCACCATCTTTAAATAAATGATCACCAAATCTTTTAACTTGATTTTGTAGGATAGATTGTAGTTGAGTTAGTTCTCTTGCTTGAACAGCAAATCCAGGTCGAAATAAAACTCGATGAAAATTTTTATCCTCACTAAAATCGTCATAGTATGGATTAACATTAAAGTTAGTTGCCATAATTTATTAGAACTCCACTATGAGTTTGATGTTTTCTGTTTGGTCAGATGCTCTTGAAATTGGTTTTCTGTTTTCAATGTAAAGCACATCACCACTATCATGTGTTAATTCAGGAGTTGTATCAACACTTGAAGGTGAACCAGAGATACCAGATGTAGCACCTGTCACTGTATCAGAGGATGTAAACTCTGTTAGGTTACCGTTTGCATCAACACCTTGATTAGCAAATTGTGGTTGAATATATCTCAACACATAAGTTGATGTGTTATAATCAACAACATAACCAACAGCACCTGTTGAACTTCCTGTAATCTTTTCGTCAACTGTGAATGTGCCAGGATCAGAAGCAAAAGTCATAGACTTAGTTGCATCTAATGTTGATGCAGTTGCAGTTGAACCTGTTGTACTATCAACTGGATTTCTTACTAATGCAATTCTTCTAAAGTCGTTGTCAGTTGTAAACTCACCACTTTCACTTTGTTCTAAATCTACATTAACCATTACAAAGAAACCACCAAGTTCTTTTACACAATCAGTAGCGTGGCCACCTTCTGGTGAAATGATAAAGTCAATATCAGAACCTGATACGTTTCCAAAATCTGAAGCAAGAATACTTGCAAAGGTATAACCAGAACCTGCATTGGTAATTGTAACACTTGTAACGGCACCAGATGATACAACAACTGTACATTCACCACCTGAACCATCACCACGAATGGCAACAGAGGTATAAGTGTTATCAGTACCAGATGAACCACCGTCTGTGATTTTGACATTCTCAATAGCGCCAGCAGTTGTAGAGTAGTCAGTTGATTCAGTTGATACGTGCATAAAATCTGTTGATAGGAAAGCAGCTTGTTCAGCGGCAGTTAGTGAGTACATATATTTCCACACATAACTATCAGCAGTTGTGAACGTTGATGTTGATTTATTTCCTGTAGGTTCGGTTGTTGATGTTGCACCACCATTATTATCAATACACTTATAGACATCATATGTACTATTCATTACATAGAAAGTAGCATCAAATAAATTTGTTGCACCAGAATCAGCAGAAATAGCAGAACCTGCTGAATTGATGTTTCCATAATCGTGTCGATAATAATCATATACTGTACCTGAGGTCCAGTTTCTTCTTGGAATGACTATCGATACATCCGAACTTGTAATCTTTTTAGCAGATAACATATCATCATAAGCATAGAACTCAGACCCTATGTCATCGTTTGGAGTAGGTGGGGCTGCATCTGTACCATCGTTAAATGCTTGATTATCAACAAATGCTTGAGGACGACCAATGCCAAGATAGTAAGTATCGCCTGCTTCACCAAAACTCTCATTAAATTGTTCAGCGTTGTGAACTCTAAATTTGTTTGTTATTATTGCTGGCATCTTTCATTAAACTCCATTTACTCTATTATTTATACATCTTTTTAAGATGATGTTGTCACCTCAGCAGGAATTGCGAAATTTGTTTTCATCTTAGGATTACTCACAAATTCACCCAATCTTACTGCTTGACCGTTTAAACTTGTATTTCGTGTACCTGTTAAAACTATCTTATTCAGTGATCCTATTGTAATACCTGTATCAGTATCATCACTTGATTGATCATACAATGGATGACTAAATGTTCTTGTTTTATATAGTACGTTTTGTAAAGTACCAATTCGTGGTCCAGAATATGCAAGACCTGTTCGTACTGTAACACCTCGAATTGTTTCTGTTGGTAAAGAAGGAAACTTAATTGTCTTTTGTGTATTTAATGTGACATCTCTTGTATTTGATGTGAAACTATCAGCAAGTTCAATACCACGATTTGCATTGGCACGAACAGAGGTACCGTCAGACGTTGTACCTAGTCGTCTACCAATCTTCTCACCAAAGATAACTTCTAGTAATGATACAAAATCACCTTCACCAAATCCATTGAGTAATGTAAATCCTTTTTTAATTTCAGCACTTACACTTGTTCGAATCGAAACTTCACCAAAGACATTGAAACCTGCTGGGTGTATTGAACGTTTTAAATCATCTCTCCAAGATGTAATTGCTTCACCAACTTTTATTACATAAGAATAATCTTGGTAATAAAAACTATCTTGTATCTTTTTTGTTAACTCAGAAACATGACCATCTACGTTAATATACTCACCAAATCCTGTAACAGTTGTTCCGACTGTTGAAGTAACATCAGCTTGATTTGCTAATACAACAGTTGCAGTTTCACCTGAAGTATTTCCTGTAATTGTTTGCCCAACTAAGAATGTTCCGTCAACATTTGATAATGTTAAAATATTTTTATCACCATCATAAGAAACAACAGTTGCGGTTGCCGTTGATAATGTTTCTGTAATCATTGTATCATTATCTTCAGCAATAATGTCAAATGGTGTATCGTCTTGTACTAAAGTTTCAGCAATCAGATACTCATCGTTTTCTGATTTTAAAAATTCAATTGGACTTGTACCTAAAATACTTTTCTTTGAAACACCACCTTCATAATTTTGTGCAATGAATAAACCAGATTCGTCTTCTAATTGAATACCACCATCATCACTTTCTAATAAAATTTCTGAAGGACGATTAGGTTCTAAAACTACTCTATCATCTCTTGTTGATCCAATCTCTAAATTTAAATCATAAACAGCATTCATTGTAATTGTTTCACCAACTGTAAATGATGAAGAAAGATTTTCAATTTGCATATGCAATCTTGGCTTAATTAGTGGGGCAGTATCATATCGGAATCCTCTATTCAATAAATTAACATTTAATAATCCTCCTGCGTTTCTGGCGATTGCATATAATGATGCGCTAGATCCACTTGTACTTGTTATTGTTAAATTTGGAACAGTAAAATAACCTGCACCTTTATTTGTAATTAAAATATCTGTGATGTCATCAAGACTACTGTTTGTGGCATCTTCCATAATAATAATATCACCTTCTTCATTGATAAGACGATCACTATCATCGGATGTTTCTAAAGTAAAACCACCATTAACGACACGAACTTTAGCAGCTAAAGCTGACCCACCTGTATTTGTATTATCTACAACAATAGTATCTCCTATTTCATAACCAGAACCACCTGTTTCAACTTTAATTTCATCAATGGATGATTGACGCAAACTACCAACTGTCACACTACCATTTGTTCCAATTGATGTTGAGTTATCTACCTCAATTACTTCATCTAAACTATAATAATTACCAATAGAATTAATTGTAATATCATCAATAACTTTGTGTATTGCACAAGTAATAATAATGTCAGGATCTGTATTGTCAACACCAGTTAAAAGAACTTCTTCTTCTTGATCTATTTCATCACCAGTTTCTAAAAGAAGAATATCTCCTGCAACACCATCTTCTAATTGAAAATTATCACCTGTTGATGAAATAAAAGTTCCATTAATACTTCCTGAGTTGATGAATAAAGTTGCAACCACTACACCATTATCAACAGTTTGCAATGTCACCTGATCAACAACAGCCGTTGCTTCTTTTATGACAGTATTACCTACGACTGTTTGTTGAGTGATTGTTTGTCCAACAAGATTAGCAACGTTTCCATCTGATGGTGTTTTGAGTGTAACTTTTAAAATTGTGTCAGTTGAAAACTTACCATCAGACACACGAAGCATATCTCTGTTTGGATAATATATCTCAGGTGTTTCATTGAATAATGCACGGAAGAAAACTTCATGTGCCTTTTTAGAACCTTTACTATTATATAAGTCGATAACTCTTTTTGTAAATGCTTCTTTATCTAAACTAGGATCTAAGTCATTCGGTATTGTATCTAAAAATTTATTTCGAAACTGTATAAAGAAATCATCAATCGAATCATCGATGTCAATATACTTTAAAAGATTGGTAAAGTTTTCTACAGGATTGGCACGATACTTTGAAATGATTGCAGTCGCATTAGATGATGAACCTACAATTTCTTCACCTGTAATAAATTTACTATTAGAAGAAATATAAAGTTTACCATTGTCGGCATCTTCAGCTAAAATAGTTGCAGTTTGTCCAGATGTTTGTCCTGTGACTGTTTCGCCTTTTTGAAATTCACCAATGCCTGATTGTTCATCAACAAGATAATCACCATTGTCATTTCCAAATTCATCAGTTGCATTGAGTTGAAGAAAAGATGTAACTTCAGTTTCTAAAAGTATATTATCAATATCACCTTGATTGGTAATTGTAAGTTGAGCAGATTCTAAAAGAGTATAATACTTTTCGACAAATTCTAAAAGAGCAGGACTTTGTGATTGAACAAACTCAGGTAATTGTCTGGATACTAAGTTCGATAATTTTTTATCATTAGTTGCCATTGGTCATTAATAACTTGATGTAGATCCTGAACCAGCACCTGTTGTTGTTACAGTAGTTGTTGTACCTGTTGATGTTGTTGAAGTTGTTCCAGTTGCAGTGTAAGAACTTGCGTTAGTTGTATAACCAACACCTGCATTAGATTCGTAAGTGTCTAGTGATGCATCAACAACCATGTTCGCAGTATCAATTTCTAAAAGTTGTTGACGAACAGGAACAATATCATTTGATGCAGGTTGTGTCTTTACTCTAATCTTTGTGCTTGTTGCACCATCAACATTTGAAACAGCAGTAATGTAAATATCACTGATTGTAATTTTACCAGTTGCATAATCAATTGTTCCTTGTGTTGAGTTTTGAATCGTCTTTACACCACCGACAAGATAATATAATCTTACATTACCTGAACCATCATCATCTAAAAAGTATTCTCTACCTGAACCGTCATTGGTATTAAATCCTGTTGTTTCTAAAATAGAAGTATGTCCCATATGTGGATGATATAAACTATTTTCAAAATTAATTGTGTATGTATTTGTACCAGAAGTATTTGGTGTAAAATACTGATATACTTTTAATCTTGTAATGTTAGATAAAATAGAAGCATCAGTATCATCAATTGATTTTATAAACTTTGAATATCTAAACATATTTCCAAACTGTTCTAAATTATTTGTACTGAAATTTGTAATTGTTGTTGTGACTAGTGTTTCAATATCATTGTCTGTCTTTGTTGTAATCTTTGAATCATACTTTACATACACTTCAGGTATTAAGTAAGTAATCACAGGATCAACAATAACAGGAATGACTGAACCAACATTGTAACTATTTAAACTTGTTTTGATTGAATCTTTAACAGAGTTTGTTAACGTAACACCACTGGTAGGTTTGATTGCAATAAACACACGACCATATGTTGGTGGGTTATTATCTTCACCACCCCATACTTGTATTGATTGCACATTGGCATATAAACTTCTTACCAATGCTTTGTAATCGTTAGCAGTCACTGCTCGATTTTGAGAAGAATATTTTTTTGGTGCATTAAACTTAATCGAATCAACACTCTCAGCGTCAGCACCACCACCCGATGCAGATGAAGTTACAACGGTGATATTACTGAAACCACCAATCGTACTTGCATTAGTAAATGTTGTTGCACCATTACTATCAGCCGCATTAGTGACAATGTATTCTAAACTAACAATGTTTCCGTTTGATAATGATTTACCTAAAACACCATCACCAAACTTCACTTCATATTGTGAATCTTCTACTGCCTCTAAAAAGTAAACAGCAGATGTTGAATCAACACTAGTAACATCTTCGGTTAAAGTATAGGCAGTTGTTGTTGAATCACTTGAAGAATTTTGTACAGTGACTTTTAGTGTAGATGTGTCAGCACTTGTGTTCTTAATTAAAAATCTTTGATTGGCGTTTGATGTGTCAACTGTATATTTGTTTGTAACTAAAGTACCTTCATATACTTTGACATTTGAAAAAGTAAACACACCATTTGTTGGTGTAATAGATCGTGCTACATTAGTCACATAGTTATAAGATACACCATCAATCGTTGTCGTAAACGCTGTGCCTTTTGGCATTGTTAAAGTTGAACCTGTTGCATCATTCACTGTTACTGATAAAGTAGCAAATGGTGAACGTGATGAACGAGCAGTGTACCCGATATGTTTTGCATGAGATACAACTGAGTTTCTCAAATCAGCAGAATCTAAAAACATTTCATTGGCCAACATATTTGCATAGACTGATTGATAGTGAGTATTGTATGCTAATAAGTCTAAGAGAACAGCCATACCTGAACCTTCAAAATCATAATCTGTAAATTCATTTTGTTTTGTTAAGAAGGTTTTTAAATTAGATTTAATTTCATCAAAGTCTAATTCTGTAATGTTAATTCTCTCTGCCATTATCGTAATCTTTCTAAGAAGGTTGTAAATGAAACTAACTCACCAGGTATGTTCACCACATAAAAGTTGATCGTTACTTCATATGAGTTTCGATCTAATTGTGGGTTAGCATTCACACTGACCAATCTTGCACGAGGTTCAAAGTTATTGATGACCTCTGAAATTTGTTTTGTTAACAGATTGGCAGTCAACGGTGTCATCGGTTCAAATAATATATCAGTGACATTCGATCCAATCTCTGGATGAAATGGTCGTTCATAGTGTTTCGTCAACACTAAATTTTTGACACTTTGTTTAACCGCTTCAATATCTGTTTTCTTTGTTATATCTTTTGTATTCGGATGTGGAGAAAATATCAGATTTAAATCTTTATAGATACGAGCACTTCTGGCACTATTATTAGTACGAGAGGCGTCCCTACTTCCTGTTTGATATATTGCCATACCTAATATTTATATGGCAAATAAAGAAATTATCTACCTTGACGATTATACTTTTTAAAACTTCTTCTCTTTGACTTATTCATTGAGTTGAGTTTTAATTTACCATTCCCAATTGAAGTTCCTTTGACGATAGGCTCGTGGGAGGGTTTATCAGTACCTTTTGATCTTGCCATTACTTACACTCACAGTTTCCGCAGCCACAAGGTTGACACGATCCCCCATTGGAACAGTGACAACTATGACCACAATTTTTACATTCGCTCATAAAAAGTATTTATAAGAGTTGATTTAAGTGCGACATAGTGTCGCAGCTGACGTTAAAGTGCGACAATTATGTACAAAATAATGGGATTTTTTTCTTTTTTAGGCTTTACAAATGAGCATTTTTCCACTAACATGGAGACATGAATAAAAAACAATATGAAGATGAAAATATTGATGCTCTTTTAAAAGAGTTCAATATCGAAACTGATGACAACGAAAACGTTGACATTGCGACTATGGATGAAATTGAAGACTTAGAAATCTTTAATCAATAATATAAGGAGACACTACATTATGAAACATAACTTATCAAACCTTGAAACCATGTTGAAGATCAAGGATCTTCTTCGAAAGTTACCAGACGATTGTCTAGTAACTGTATCTAAAATGGTGAGAGAACAATCGAAACTCACTAAACGTAGAAACCCGATGAAGGGTTCTTTTGCCGGTTTTCGTATCGGTGAGAAAGTAGAGTTTGGTCGCCCACGTGGTCGTAAACACGTTGGTGTCATTCTGAAATGTAATCCTGCGAAGGCAGTGATACAAGAATCAACTGGAACAAAATGGAGAGTTCCTTATTCATTAATCTCGGAGGTCGCATAACATGATAGAAGTACAACCTGCAAAGTCCTTAGACGAAGGCATACAAAACATTATCGATGCAAGTAACGAAGACTATGGTATGTTTATCGATAATGAAAACATGAAATCTGAATTTCAAAATTCTTGGAGTATTTCACCAGGACAGAAATTCATTAAGTTAGTATCTAAAAATTCTGTTCACAGTTTTATTGTGAAACAAGATATGTACACACCAGGTGGTCAATTACGATTTAAAAAAGGTGATGTACTGAAGGCCGCATCATGGAGAGCACCTGCCATGAACCGTGCAAGAGGTAATGTCTTTGACGGACACTATCCTATGCAGTGGACTGGTCCTTTGTATTTAAAATAGAACGACCTAACTCTAAGTAATCATTATTCAAACCATTTCTCTTTGTGGGTATTCTCATTAACTCACAAAGAGTTTCTCTACCTTTACCAGATTGCTCATGTAACACGACTGAGTGAATATGTGTAAATCGATTGCGTTCGGCATATCGATATCGATTATTTCCATACCAGATAATATACTTTGCTAGAGGATTTTTCATTCGATGTCGATGAGCATCCCATATAGAATCTTGTGCCGGTCGTAGTAGAATCGGCCACAACATACCTTTCTTCGGTATCTCTTTACTTAACATCGCATCCATCGCCTGTTTATCTTTTCCTGGTGTATTATCGTCAATCGTAGTGATATCATTCAGAGGTATTTCTTCGATTTTATATCCGAGATTCAAAACCTTTTCGGCATTTTTTCCTACCAGGACGATTTTTTTCTCACCCACTCGTGTTTTCCAATAATCATCACTATACTGCGACTGCATGATACGATTCCATACACGTTGATTCGGCACATGATAACAAGAGATATGAGTATAACCTCTCTTATGTGCATACCATACTCGTTGATGTCCGACCGATACACGATAACCTGTCCATGAAACAATGATCGGATAGAGTAATCCTTGCTCATCCATATCTTCAATTAGACAATCTAGTCTAAACTTTTGAGATTCTGTACGGTGTCCTTTGAGTAGTAGTCGATCATAGTTATAGAAGTTCTCTAGTTGTTTAATGTGATATTCTTTATACCATTCAGGCCAGAGAATATTCTTTGCTTTCAATAGTTTCATGTAGAGATATTTAGAAAAGACTTATACGAAGAAAAAATAGCACCGAAAAAAATTTTGATAGAAAATGTATAGAGTTATTGCTAGAATCCACGATAGAGGGTCTTCGTTATAGAACAAGAGTGTCTATTGCATTTATAGATTACAGTTGTTTGCTAGTATTAACGACAGACGACTTATATACACACAGCATCTACACGTGCCTATCCTATGAATACAGTGCTCGATTTACCTGAAATCACACCATCTCCGATTGGGTCTACGTCTGCTACTACATCACCTTCTCTTGCCGCTCCTTTGGTACCATTGTTCAGATTAATCGTTGCACCGTCTATGGTTATATCACCTGTTACGTTCACATCCCAATTGCCTCCGATGTTTGTTGTGCAGTTTGTGTCTATGTTGAGTGTGACATTCCCTTTAATTTGTACGTTTTCATTACCTGCTACAATCGTATAGTTGTCGTTGACAATATGAGTGACCTTATCACCATTGGGGTGTATCTCATAGTAAGTGCCGGACTTGTGTCGTTCTCTTATACGTTCAGCATTCGTTGTATCATCATATTCTTTCACGTGTCCGCTCTCTGTAACATAAACGTGGTTCTTTGGATAGGTAGAATTATAAGGGTCGGAGGGTAAACTGACTGTTTCTGTGATGTTTTCTGGCGCCGGAACCGTTAACTGTGAGTGTATTTGAGTGCCTCGTGCCAGTTTGTTGACATCTGACTGATTGATTTCTGTCGGATAAGTGCCGTTTGGGTCGTTAAACCCTTGTTTACTATCAGATAATGTAGAAGGTATACCAGGAAGACTGCCCATAACAATCGGTTCTTGCATATCCGTATCACGAAAGAACCCCACAACCCATGAACCTTCAACAAGAAACGACGGAGTGTGCCCTAAACCTGACATCGAAGGGTCTGTGACAGGATGCATGACAGACGCCCAAGGTAAATCACTTGTAGGTAACTCTGTTTTGTTCTCTGTGTGATATCCGAGACACCGTACACGAACTCTACCCACTTGTAAAGGGTCTGCACGGTCTTCGACAACACCTGTGAACCAAGAAAACCCGTCTTGTCCCATGAAATCTTTGTTCATTATAAATTTTTTTTCCGATAAGTCGTTTGTTCTAATGCACTCAACCTATCATTTTTTCGTATCTTTGCGTATAGTCCATCTAAATGCATCATTACCAATCCAATACGTGCTTCTACGTTTCTTAACAGGTAATATGCATATAAAATCAACACTAATGTGCCTACAAGAATAATACTACTGACTAATTCTAACATCCTATATCTCCATCATCTTCCGTTATATAAACATTCTTATTCTTTGTTTTATCACTACATTCTGAACAACAATCTCCGGTTCCACAATGAATATGTGTTTCATGTAGTATCTTATACTCTTGTGGTACTTTATAGACTGGTATATCGATCATTTTATGTTTATTGATTTGATTATAGTAACAATATTTATTATAGGCATCTTTGAGTTCTTTGGGTGGATATGCACCTGATTCTGCAATTTTCATTACTTTCTCTAATGTGGCATAGTCATAGGTGAGTTGATCTTTATCTGTACGACTGTCTTCCCATAGTCCGTCGGAGGGTTCTGCTTCTTGTATATCTAAATCTAACTCTAATTCTTGAGCAATGCGATACACGTCTGATTTGTAGAGATCGGCGATAGGGGATAGATCAACGCCACCGTCTCCGTATTTTGTATAGAATCCCACACCGAAGTCTTCGATCTTATTGCCTGTGCCCACGACTAATCCTTGTTTACTTTGTGCAATCGCATAGAGTGTACACATTCTTAGACGTGATTTGAGATTGGCAAGAGCGTGTTCGGTGATAGAATGAGATTCTAACGTTGTTTTGTAACCGGCATAGGGTGTGCTGAGAGGTATCGTAAGATGAGAAACGTTAGAAAAAAATGCTTGTAAAAAACGACCATGAATCTGTGATAATTCTGAATGATTCTTTGAATTTTGTAGAGGTAGGGAGATCGCATAAGTCGGTAGACCGGTCTTACAACATAACGTAGAAACAACAGACGAATCAATACCTCCTGAAATGCCTACAACTAATGATTTCATACCACTGTTTTGTGCGTAATTGTATATCCATGTCACTATATTGTCAATTAATTCTTTTGTTGTCATAATTTATTACTCCCATTTCAATCTTTTGTTATCTTTTTGCCATTCTGCGTCAATTTGTCGTTCTAATTCCATAAACTCTCTTTTCGGTGTTCTTTTCCTTGACTGAACGACCCTTTTACGATACTTTGATGTTCGTAGGTCTCTAGCGATTGGATTTTGTTTGTTGGACATTCTGTATTATATCATATTTCAGTGGATTTGTCAACACTTTTGATAGATTTTCCCATGCAATCACAATACCTCGTTGAGGATTCTTTGGTATTATCGCTTGCGTTTCTCTAATTCTCTTGCGATCCATTGTTTTGCACGTCCATTCTTTATGGGTTGTTTGATTAACTGTCGTATTCTCTTTTGTGCCATTGCCATAATGTCTTCATCGGGTTTGTTGTTATCGACAATGACTAAATTCGATACGCCGAACAGACCTTGAAATTTACCAATGTTGCGTTGTACATCTGTCCACATACTTTTGACCATG